AGTGTTTTGGTTGGATGCTGACAATGGAGCAGAACGAACCGTCCCCGTAAGCCGAACTTGGTAGGATGATGCCGGAATTGGGCCAACAATAATTAACTGCGACGTGTAGCCAGTTGTGGCTGCGTCACCGCCATATTCTGCATAGTATTGAGGCAGGCCCACTGTAGAGCCACTGCCGTAGACGTTCTGGATGTATTCTTTGGTGACGGGCAGCAATGGGTATGATGCGCCAGTGCCATCAATCACTTCTAATGTTTCAGTGGTGACAAATTGAGATTGTGGGATCGTTAGTGTGCCATTGCTGGCTGTGAATGAATATGCCGTGGTGCTGATTTGAGTAGACAAAAAGTCAAGATCGCGCTGCATCCGCAATTCAGCATACGAAATCATTGAAGGAATGATAATCTGGTAGTTGGCATCCGATACCGGAACTACCGCCATCGTAGCAATTTGCTGGACATAATCATTGTAATTCATAACTATCCAACCATGCTGAATGCCGTATTTTCAACTTCTGAAACACGACGCGACCAACCTTTTCCGAAAGTATCATAGGTTGGCAGGCTTTGCAAAAAAGCCAAACGAGCCTCGCAAATCAATGTAGCCAACTCGCGTGGATTATGTGTGTTTACTGCCGCCAGAGTAGCCGAACCGATTACGCCGTCTTGAACCGCTCCAACCGCCTTTTGCAAAATCTTGGCGGCACGGCCTGTCCCAGAATTTATGGCCAGATCAAATACGGCATAATCTACGCCATCTGGAAGTTTATCACCACTGACCGCATCCCAGTATTTTTTGCGATACAACGGCATAACATCCGAAGGCGTCAGAGCCTTAATATCATTCTTTGATACTTCTCTGCCAATCCACGCCTCCCAAACAGCTTTGGTGCAACCGAGATTGGTCGCGCCGCCGGGGTCTTTTGGATTATCAACGTAGCCACCCTCGTGCTTTAAAACTAGGGCAAAGCACTGTTCAAAATTTTCTTTCACTTTGGTGCATCCGTATGCTTATGGGCGGAACCAAAATAGTAAGACAAAACCAACATTAATGCGCCATCCAATGTCCCAAGAACACGCGCAACCAACTCTCGCATGGATTGCTCAATGACGTTGTGCAAAAGAAACCATTGAACAATGCCCCACGATATAACAATCAAAACAGCTAGAATGCGCGGCGTCCAATCATGCGTTTCCATTGCCATCTTACGGGCAGAGTCACGATCCGACGCAGCAATCCGATCCAGATCAATATCCAAGGCTTTCATTTGAACCTTAAAATCAGCATCAATCTTTTTTAATGCCGCCAACTGATCTGGTGTGGCCGTAGCCATTGCAGCAGAAATCTCATCCTCAGATGCATCCTGATGGCCAAACAAGGCCGTTGATACAGCTTTTACAGCCATTCCTGCCAGTGGGCCGCCAAGCGCATTAGCAAGCGTGGGAGCAATTTGACCAACGAGTGGTCCAAAAGTTTTCAAAAGGTCCATATCATTTCACCGTAAGTAAGAGGACACCACCAATAACAGCCATTCCACAAAGCAGAAACATGACGATGCTACTGACAATGATTAAGTCTTGCCGTGCTTCCTCCATTCTCTTCTGCTCCGCTGCCGCCTCACGCGCTGCCTGTTTCCGCATCTCAATCACTTCCCGCTGTATGCTTTCCCAAGCCTTCTTGCCGTACCTAGATACAAACAAGTTTTTTGCCGCCAACTGAAGTTCTTGAGCCTTTGCCTTTGCAGCGTATCGTTTCGTTGCTTCGCTTTCGTAATCAGCTTGGCTTTGAAACAATTTCCTTTTAAACGGTGCAGATGTAAGCTGAACGACTTGGGCTACTTTAGAAAACAGATTGCCAACCCGTTCAGCCGTCTGAACAACATCTTCCCCTGCATCAACTGCCGATTTTATGCCATTGTAAATGGCAGTGGCACCTGCGATCAGGGTAATTGGGTCCATGATTATTCAGCAGAAGCCTGCTCTTCCCCCACTGGAATTGACTGCATTGCCGCGTCCACTTGTGGCTTTGCTTGGGCATGAAGGGCAGCAATCAAATCGGACACTTCAGAATATGTGCCAGCGCCAAGATATTTCAAAACCACATTGGTTTGCGCGATGGTTAACTTTAGGGTCAGTTCAAAATTTTCCATAATTTTCCCTCTTATGAAAATGGTGGTGATTGAGTTTGAGCATAAGGTTGAGACAACTGCTTAATTTGGGCAGCAATCCCCGATTCAACGCCCGGCATACTGATGCCTTGCGAGACCCATATATAAGCCATTTCCTGCGTAATGTCAGCATACGGAATAAATTCTGCTGGGTTTGGGATACCTAATTTTACCGATCCAGACGCGGAAGATGTGTAGGCACCATCCGTACCCGTGCAGACCCAATTGATAGCCGTCACAACATTGGTGAGGCCATCAGTTGATGGGTTAACGATGAACTGGGGGAACGTCCATGTGAATTGCATCAGCGCAACTCACTGATTGTGGCAGTGCTGAGAGTGTACGTTATGACGTAAGTAGCCCCCGCTGGAACAACAAATGAACAACCACTTATGTATCCGCCGCCACCGTTTCCAAAATTATAAATTTGAACGCCGCCCACCACAACAATGATTGACTGACTGCCAGCGGAGTAAACTGGGTTTATTGTAACCATAATTCCAGCACCAGTAGAATTGGTGTAAGTAGTCCCTGATGTTCTGGTAACATTTTGCCACGTTTGACTGGAGTTACCGAGACCAGCAGACCCCCAAGAAGGTGCCGCACTTGGGCCGCCAGAGACAATTACTTGACCAGCAGTGCCGTAGCTGGCACCAATACCTAATTGACCCGCTGGTCCAAAATTAAATCTCTGGGTGGTGTTTGTGTAAAAAACAATAGACTGCGCTTGTATGGTTTCAATATTTAATGGCCCTGCGCCATTATTGGCAAAGGTCATAGTCCCGCCAACAACTTGTTGTAAGACACTATAATTATTAGCTCCATCCGCTGCGGCTATAAATCCACCGATTGAATTAGCCGCAGTATTTGTATTTTGAACCGTAGCATAAACACCAGCACCTGAGACTGATTTGCTAACATGAAGAGCGTATGATGGTGAACTTGTTCCAATACCAACGCTGCCGGAGGTTGTGGCAAGATAGGTATCACCCGTAACGGTCAATGTGGACAGAGTTGTGAGAAGACCATCATCCGCCTTTTTAACATTGGTGCCATCGCAATAGACGATGATGCTGTAACCCTGCGGACAAGCAACTGTTGTTCCCGCTGCCACGTTAGAGCCGTTATTTGACCCCAATGTCACTGTGAAGGCGTTGGTCGTGTTATTGCTCACAACCCACATTCCCGCCACGCTTTGGGGCAAGAGCACATTCTGGTTGGCGGCCAAAGCACCCGTCAGATTGAACCGCATGGCCTGAGACGTTGAGCCAGCCGCCGTAGAACTTGGCGCAGTAATATTGGTATATGTCGTTGAACTGCTGGTACTGACAGCCACGCTCGTTGTGTTGCCATACATCTGGTCAAGGATTGTGGCGTTGTAATTCAGCGGCTGATCCCATGTTGGGGATGTGCTGTTATACGCTGGCTCATTAAGGGCAAGATTGGTTGTAATGCTCATGATTTATCTACCTTCTGCTCCAGACGATCAAAGATTTTAGTCAGCATAGCCTCAATCCGATTTAAATGCGCGGTCAAATCGTCCTTGCTGACATATTTTGTTGGCATGTCTACCCGAAGATCATTCAGCAATTGCCGATCCTTCTTTTGATCATTTACGATTTGAGCGTAAAAATAACCAACCATAGCAAATCCTGCCGTGATCATGAGGTTAACAATTTGTTGCCAGTCAAAAGCCATGATCCGATACTCACATTAAGAAGAAAAAATTGCCAGTAGTTGACGGGGCTGCCGAAAAAATCCATCCCGTGTTATTGGACGTATTTGTTGAGTTTGCACCAGCATACCATGAAGCCCCACCAGTGGCAGTGCTATCTTTTAGGCTTAGATAGTCAGAACTTACCGTGCCACTTGATTTAGAAAGAGTAAATGCTGAACCTGCCGTGACAGCGTTTAAAGTGAGCAATCGCGTTGCTGCACCGGAAGCTGTGAACGCTGCGACCGTCTGTGTAGTGCCTGAAGTGAACAGGATAGATGTAGCGCCCGTCGCGGCATATGTGTTGGTGATGTCACCAAACGTATTGGAGCCAGAAACAGTCAACGCACCCGCGCCGCCTTGGTTTAAAACAACCGAACCGTAGTTAGCACTGCCGCCAGCGAATGTTTTTGCCGTAGCCCCTGTCATAGAAATTGTGCCGGACCCAGTAACCGTTAGACCAGCGGATGAAGCAGCCCACGTTGTCGTGGTGACGCCAGAAATTGTCCATGTGCCAGAGCCAATCGCCAAGGTGCGAGTTGTGCTTCCAGTTGCAGTAACCCGAGCACCCGTAAAATTGAACCCATTGGCGTCAAAAGTGCCAGATGTTAAGTTCAATGCTGTGGTGGCGTTGGTGCTAGTAAAAGCGTCAAGGAGCCGAACTGTTCCGGTTAAATTGTCAATTGTTATAGGCTGGGTCCAAGAAATGGTCGCGCTTGTGATCGTGGATGTGTTTCGGTTTTGCCAAGTTAATGTTCCTGTTCCTGTTATAGTTACAGCGGAACTTAAAGTAATACTACCAAACAGTTTTGGAGTAAGAGTTGATGTAGCAAAAGTTATTGCATTGGTGCGCGTTGCAAAAGTAATGTTAGGTAGATTGGAACTTATGCTAATTGAAAGAGTGGCAGATGTGTTCAGGCTACTATTGTCAATGTTTGCCGTATCTTGCGGTAATGGAAAATTTGTTGATGACACAGCGCCGCCACTAGATGTAGCCCATTGTGAAGTAACAAAGTTTGCGGATGTTGTTCCGACGAAATAAACATTTTTCGCAGCGGTAAACGTAATTCCGCTATTACCGCCACAGTTTCCAAGGCGAGTTCCCGTGAACGGCGAAGCCGCACCCGCTCCAACAACATCTGTGAAATCAACATCTGTAAGCGAAACAGCCGCTGCTGTTAAAGTTACTTGAGTTCCATATGTAGAAGAAACTAAATAAATTCTATTTGTCCCCGGTGTGGCTGTACCACCAGAAATGGTTAATGTCCCATTAATCGTTTGGCTCGCTCCCAAATTTAAATTTATAAAGCCAACTCCTCCATTCGTGTTTGTCATGGTTAAATTATTAAAAGTGTTGGCCCCATTTATGGTTCTGGAATTAGAACTAGCAGTACTTGCCGTTGAAGTAAGATTGTAATATGTTAACCCGCCACCCGAAAATATTGGAGTTCCTGAAGCACCCGTGCTTACTATCGTTGAAGTTCCAGCATTTAAAGTAGCATTTGTTGATATTGCCATATTCCAATAAGTAAGCGTTGTACTTAATGTAAAAGTGCTTGCATTTAAATTTAATGTTCTAACATTGCTGTTAGAACTGACAAAATTGACAGCAGAAACTGCATAATTGCCTGAACTGCTGGTGTCAAAAGTTCCATTTGTAAGCGTGATGGTGCCGCCCACTGTTAATGCACTTCCAAGCGTCCAAACACCGCCAACACCATCAAATGTAAAAACAAATCCAACCAAAACGCCGTTGGTTACAATAATATTTCCCGCGCTTGTTGACGTAAACGTAGTTGGAACAGCAAAATTCATCGTTGTTCCACTTGCAATGTTAAAGCTGTAATTTGATGCGTCTTTTCCAGCAATAACTAGGGTGGGGGACGTTCCAAAAATAAATGACCAACCAGTTACTGCAACAGTAAAACTATTGCAATTTAATGCGCCCGTCATTGAAATGGTGCCAGCAGTTGTTCCGCTGCCTGTCGTTATGATGACGTTATCCGCTGTGGTTGGAACGGAAGCGCCCGTTGTTGCGGCAGTCATTGTTTGCGAAGAGTACGTTCCGCCAACGGAAACAACCCAAGTATTTACTGATCCGCTAACAATGGTGCCAAGCGTGACATTTGTTGATGACCATACCCTCATCCCAACCACAAGAGCCGGAGATCCAACAGTGCTTAAAGTTGTTCCAGAGCAAGACGCAGTAAAAGATAGCCCTTGCGCCGCCGACCAATTTGCCGTTGACGCGGTATCCCATGTTGCAGTTCCGCCAACCCAATACCGATTTGCCACGGTTTACTCCTGCGGAGGGTTGGTTACGATGGCATACCACTTGTCGTAACGCTGTTGTTTCATGGCGGCAATTTCGTCTGGCGTCAGAGTATTGTATTGATCTGCTGGCATA